GAAATAAACACGGCAGTCGGTTTTCAAGCGATGTTATCTAATACAACTGGTACAAGTAACGTGGCGGTGGGTTCTGGGGCATTAGACGCAAACACCACAGCCTCTAACAACACAGCAATCGGTGCAGAGGCTTTAGGAGCAAACACAACAGCAGATTACAACACAGCAATAGGTATGGATGCTTTAAAATCAGCCACAACTGGCGCACAAAACACAATGGTTGGTGCTTTGTCTGGCGATGCGATAACAACAGGTCAATATAACGTAGGTATGGGAATACACGCTGTTGGTTCAACGACAACTGCTTCAAGCAATACTGGACTTGGTTATAATGCTTTATTTGCAAACACAACAGGTGCAGATAATGTAGCAGTTGGAGCAAATGCTTTAGATGCTAACACCACAGCAGATTACAACACAGCAGTTGGTAAAAGTACTTTATCAGCAAACACAACAGGAGCACAAAATACAGCTATTGGTATGAACTCTTTAACAAGCAATACTACTGCTGGTTATAACACCGCAGTTGGTAGTGGTTCTTTATATTCAAACACCACAGCAGAAGTAAATACAGCAGTAGGTTACAATGCTTTATTGTCTAACACTACAGGCGCAGCTAATGTTGCGATAGGCTCTCAATCTTTAGATGCAAATACAACTGCCTCTAACAACACGGCAGTAGGTACAGAGGCTTTAACCGCAAATACGACAGGTGCTGAAAACACAGGAATAGGTCGCTATGCTTTAGCATCAAACACCACAGCAAGTAACAACACAGCAGTAGGTAAAAATGCTTTAACAGCGAACACAACAGGAACTGAGAACACAGCAGTCGGAGCAGGTTGTTTAAGAACAAACACTACTGGAGATTATAATACTGCGGTGGGTTATGAATGTTTAAGATTAGCTACTACAGCAGATTACAACACCGCAATGGGTTATTATGCTTTAGGAGCTAACACAACTGGATACCATAATACAGCAATAGGAGCTACGGCTTTAGATGCTTGCACTACAGGTCATACTAATACAGCAGTAGGTTCTTATGCTATGACAGCAACTACAACTGGTACAGCTAATACAGGTCTTGGACTTAGCGCATTAGAAGCACTCACAACTGGCTCACACAACACAGCAGTCGGTGTAAATGCTGTATATCAAAACACATCAGGTGATAAGAACGTAGGAGTTGGTCAAGGTGCTGGATCAAGCATTACTGGTGGCGGTGATCTTACTTGTTTAGGATATGCTGCTGGAGATAATGTAACTGGCGGTGGTAATAGTGTTTTTATTGGATCAGAAACAGATGCTTCAGGAGCAAACATAAGTAATGAAATAGTTATTGGATATGACTCGGATGGTAAAGGTGCTAACACAGGTTTTATAAATCCGAATGGTGGCGGTGTTTATCAAGGTAATAATTCATCTTCTTGGTCAACTACATCAGACGAAAGAATTAAAAAGAATATTACAGACTGCTCTACTGGTTTAAATAAAATTAACGAGCTTAAAGTTAGAAATTTTGAATATAGAGAACTAAATGAAATAACTGATTTTGATGATCCAGAAGTTGTATATGTAAGAGCTAAAGGAAAGCAAGTGGGTGTTATTGCTCAAGAAGTACAAGAAATATTACCTGAAATTGTAAAAGAAGAAACTACTGGATGTTTGAAAGTTGATCCAGATAATTTAACTTGGTATTTAATTAATGCAGTACAAGAACTTTCGGCACAAGTTGAAGAATTAAAAGCACAAATAAACGAGGACAAATAAAATGGCAGTAACAAAAACAATGACGAAAGCTACACCTTATGAAAAGTCAAGCAAAGCGCAAGAATGGCACTTAGAGATGAAGTACGAGAACGATAGCGAAGGTGATGCAACCTACTATACTTCTACTTTTAGACACAGGGCAGTAGCAGCCGATGGTGATTTTACCGCAGCAGCAAAAGGCTCATTTAGCCTAGCAGACCTTACAGCACTTTGTCCTGTTTCACGATGGGATGTAGTCTTTGCTAGTCAAGTAGATTCAGTTATTACTAATCCAGTAGTGAGTCCTACAGCAGACGAATCATTTTCAGTGCCTAGTTAATGGAAACAAGATTTCATGCGATGCCTAGCGTGTTTGTTATGGAACATGATGTTCCAGAAGAAATGGTGACTAATCTAAATACTTACTTAGATGCTTATTTAAAGAAAAAGAAACGCAAGTCATTAGCGCACACTCTTGTTGGACAGATACAAAAAGGTCAGCAACTATTAATGGATCACGAAGATAAGAAAGTAGAAGAATTTTCTAATATGCTTTGTTCGTTAGGAGCGCACTATATTAATGAGTTTGCTAGAGCAACAGGTGTAAGATATAAAAATAATAAAACAGTAGCGATGGATGAACTCTGGTCAGTACATAGTTTTGAAAGAGACTATAATCCAATACACAGTCATGGCACTAAAACACTAATGGGTATATCGGCTACTATGTGGACAAAAGTACCACAGCAAATATTAGATCAACCCACTGCTGGTACATCTGAGTATAATTTATACAACGCTAGTGGACATTCGGATGGGTGTTTAGCTTTTCAATATGGGCAAGGACACGTTACAGATAATGAACTGTTAAAACCAGCACCTAGCTTTGTAGTAAGACCAGAAGTAGGAAAGCTCTATTTATTTCCTAGTTGGTTACAACACATGGTTTACCCATTTCAAGGGAAAGGTGAAAGAAGAACAGTCGCTGCTAATCTCAACTGTTGGGATATGCAGGAGGCAGCTTAATGGCAAAAATAACTTTACACCAAGTAGCAACCGATTTAGCAAGACACCAAGCTGTTTCTACAGAGCGGTGGTTAGAGATACTTAATCGTGTTAAAAGAATAGAAGTGTTTATTGTTACAACATTAGTTACATTATTACTAACAATAGGTAGTATTTTAAAAGATCAACTTTTTTAAAGGAGATTAATATGTTTTGGACAATTTTAAATATAATCGTTTGGATAATCGCTATTGCATCATTGCTCTCAGCAATATCCCCGATCACAAAAACAACGAAAGATGATGTTTTTGTTAAGAAAATTTTTGGTAAATTACAATCAGTTGTAGATATTTGCGCACTTAATGTGGGCAAAGTAAGAAAGCGTTTTAAAGAATAATGCAAGATGCCTTTACAAAAATTTATATTCAAACCGGGAATTAATAAAGAAGGAACTGACTATTCTAACGAAGGCGGTTGGTTTGATTCTAATTTAGTTCGTTTTCGTAAAGGTCTTCCTGAAAAGATAGGCGGTTGGGCGAAGAATACCAACAATACATTTAAATCTACTTGTAGAGCACTACACGCTTGGGTAGATTTAGAAATAACACGTTACTTAGGACTAGGTACAACGTGGAAGTATTATGTGAAGCAAGGTGGAAGTTATACAGACATAACCCCTATAAGAAAAAGTTCCACTAATAGTATCACTTTTGCAGCTACTAATGGTTCTTCCACTATAACAGCTACCGACTCGTCACATGGCGCAGTAATTGGTGATTTTGTAACTCTTAGTGGTGCTGTTAGTTTGGGAGGACTTATAACTGCAAATGTTTTAAACCAAGAATATCAAATAGTTACTGTTCCTAGTACAAATACTTATACGTTTACAGCCAAAGATACAGATGGAGATGAAGTGACCGCCAATGCATCAGATAGTGGAAATGGTGGTGCTGGTGTTGACGGTGAATACCAGATTAACGTGGGGTTAGATACTTATGTAGCTTCTAGTGGTTGGGGAGCAGGAACTTGGGGCGCAAGCACATGGGGAAGTGTTTCTGCATTAACAGATACTAATCAATTAAGATTATGGTCTCATGATAACTTCGGAGAAGATTTGGTCATCAATGTTAGAGCAGGTGGTATCTATTATTGGGATGAGTCTTCTGGACTCTCTACAAGAGCCGTAGCGTTAAGTTCTTTAAGTGGTGCTAACCTTGCCCCTACAAAAGCGTTATTTACGCTAGTAAGTGATATAGATAGGCATATTATTTGTTTTGGAGCAGATCCTATTTCAGGAAGTTCTAGAACAGGAGCAGTAGACCCTATGTTTATTGCTTGGTCTGATCAAGAAAATGCAGCAGAATGGGAACCGAAATCAACTAATACAGCAGGATCTTTTAGACTATCTGCAGGAACCAGTATTATTGGAGCTTTAAGAGCTAGACAAGAAACATTAGTTTGGACAGATACTTCTATGTATTCTATGTCCTTTATAGGACAGCCTTTCACATTTGGAGTTAATTTAGTTAATGAAGGTGTAGGATTAATAGGTCCTAATGCAGCAGTTAATACACCGAAGGGTGTATTTTGGATGGATAAGAAAGGGTTTTATAGTTATACTGGAAACGTTAGTGTTTTACCCTGTACTGTGCTGTATCACGTGCTCAGTGATCTTAATGAAGGACAATCTTATCAGGTTTTTGCATTCTTAAACAAACAATTTGATGAAGCAGGGTGGTTTTATTGTTCTGAAGGTTCTTCTGTTCCTGATAAATATGTCGTATATAACTATGAAGAAGGTTTTTGGTCTATTGGAGAACTAACTAGGACAGCTTGGTTAGATGAGGGTGTTTTTGATAATCCTTTAGCTACTTACACAACTTCTGATGTTGGGTATCTCTACAATCAGGAAACAGGTAATAATGCTGATGGCTCTCCTATGGATAATGTTTATATAGAGTCTAGTGATTTTGATCTAGACGAAGGAGAACAATATCAACTTATTAGAAG